ATTGAGGTAACTGTTTTATTTTCAACACTTCCATCGGGAAGTACAACAGATAAAGTAGCTCCTACTTTATACGTTAAATCTGTTGTGTTATCTACAGTTACAGAATTAGTAGTAGCAGCTTGAATACGCCCTCCTCTACGTTCCCCACTTCTTACAGGATCAGCTATTTCAATAATTTGCCCAGGTCTAACAACTACTCCTGCATCTACAGAAGTTGCAAAAGTAACAACCTCACGCTCTACATTTTCCATGTAAAGCAACCATTTAGCTAAACGACTTGCTTGCCCTCTACTTGTACAAGCAAAAGCATCAATATTTCTAACAATTGATCCATAACGAGTTTGGTTTGCAGTATCAATAACTTCCTCATAATTTATGTCTCGTAAATCTAAATCTAAATATTTAGCAATAACTACAGTAGGTCTTGTCTTTTGACTTGCATTTGAATATGTAAATCCTGGTTCTAATACATTAGCAAGAGTAAATAAATAACTAGAATCTTTAGGAGCATCCTGTGTAATAGTTAAGCTTCCAGCTTGATAATATGGCATGGCTCTAAAGACAGAACACATTTGGTTAATTACGTTATAAGCTTCTTGTTGATTTTGAATTGATACATTGCAACTAAATCTAGGTTCTGTATTACCTGTACCTGTTCCATCATCTATCTGAGCAGAACAATAAAGAGATGCTTGATAAAAACTAAATTTATCCATATCCGCTTCTATAAGATAGGCACCTAATCCGTACCTAGAAGAAGTTAAAAGGTCATATAAGCACCAAGCAGGATCGTTTGTATATTGAGCAGCACCTAATGTGCCATTAAATGTACCAGTATAAGACAAGCTCCCATCTGCTCTCACAGTTGCATTATGAGGGATTTTTACTTTAGTTCCTTTTACTAAATATTTTCTTGTAGGTATAGAAGTAAATTGTTCAGCATCAACCTTTAAACCAATTAATGCACTATTCGGATATGTCCTCTGATCGTATTTTATTTCTACATAACTATTAAATTGAAATTCATTAGATAATTTAGCTGAACTACTATCAGAAGTAATTCTAGTAACTTTTATATTGACAGGAAAAGCACCATCTAAGTTAATCAAATAATCTCTAAGGTAAACATCAGGAGTTCTACCTGTAATCGTTCCTGCATTACCAGATACCACAGTAGAATAAGATCCTCCAGAATATTGGACAGCAATTTCTAATTTAATTTCTGTACCGAAAATATCTCCTTCATCACTAAGACGTTGCAAAGCAGGAACAGTAATATTTACCGACACAGCATCTACATCTGAATCTGTAATCTGGACTACTTTGGGTGATGCTTGAGGAACAGTAGAAAAACCTGTAGTTTTTGTTGTTGAAACATTTCTAGTTATAGGAATTACTGTTTGGTTAGATGTTCCAGTTCTTGCCTCATAACTAACATCTTTAAAATTAAAAGTACCGTCAGCAGCTTGTAGTGGTGTGTTATTTAAAAATATAGATTTTGCACCATCTACTAAACCACCTATCTCTCCTTCTCCAATAAGATCAAGAACTCTAGCAAAACTTTTAGAATCTAAATTATCTTTAGCTTCAGTAGGAGTTCCACCTCCACGAACACCACCTTTTCCACCACCACCTGATCCAATAATCTTACTCATACTTCCACCTGCTCGTTATCAATAGCAGCCGATATCACAATAGAACCAGTTAATGTAGTTCCATAAATAACAGGGACAGCTATTCCAGCACGACTTGTATTTTGTATCCCACTAAAATTAAAAGACAAACGAGGATCTAATTCTCGTTCTGTAACTTTAGGAACAGGAGTAAGCATTTGTGCAATTCCTTGTAAAGCCAAACTAGCACCGATAGTCCCAACTATTGTAGATAGTGCAATTGCTTCACCACCAAAAGTTCCAATGGACATACCTTGTAATCCAGGAATAAATGAAGCACCTATTAAAGCCGCCCCTAGCAAAAACCTTCCAAATCCTCTTCCAGCACCTCCAACAACAGGAATTATTCTTATATCTTCCTGTCCATTAGGATAATGCAATTCATCTTCACCTATATCCCAATCGTTAACCGCAACCTTGTAATGTCTATCAGCCATATGAGCTTCTAACTGAGGAAAATTAACAACTAAAAATCTAATAGCTTGTGCAGCATTATGAACTTCAGCTTCAAAAGTCTTTTGACCTAGAAACTTTGCCAGTTCTCCGTATAGCTTAATTTTACGCAGCATAACGAATCCTCTTACCTGTACATTTTAGCAACCATTCGTCTAATAAATCACGACTTGATAACCTATGTTCCAAATGATGTAAAACAGTCTGTTCTCCTAAGTAAACACCAATATGATTTAATCCGCTACTACAAATTGACATTAATAATAAATCTCCCTTTTCTAAATCCTCCTCTTCTTTCAGTTCTCTAAATCCTGTTTTTGCAAAACAACCTGCAAACATTGGATTTTTTATAAAATCATCTGGATCATTTGGTCTAATCCAATCTATAAGCTCTATTCCTAACTCCTCTTTATACCAATCTCTACATAAACTCCAACAATCAGTTACACCCCAAACCCATTGTCTACCAATTAAAGGTGCTTTATATCCACAAGGTTCACAATAACCCCATTGTTTTAAATTAGGTTGAACAATCCACCATTTAACACCAGATTTCTCACAGGAAACTTTATCCGCCTCACTTGGTTGAGGACTTGTAATAGGATGACTATGGACAACAGCACTTATTTCTCCATATTTATCTTCAGCATCAGCCCAATCACTAGGATCTAAAATAAATTGATCTTTAGGATCTACAGCTAAATTTTTACAGGGAATATATTTTTCCTTACCTTTAACAACTACTAAAAGACCACAAGATTCTCTAGGATCTTCTTTTATTGCGTGTTCAAGTGCTTTATCCTTCCACATTATGAATAAAACGAACCAACACCAGGAAAATCAGCAGGTAAAACTTGACGTTTAGGCAATCTGACCCCCTGAAGATCAAAACTAGCAGCAAGCTCAAACTGTATCATATCTCTTGTTTCCATAGTTTTACGATCAATAAAATACACTTCATTAGGAAATGTAGCTGTAGGATCAGGTGTCCCATGAGGATTATCACTTGATTCCTGACTTACAAGACTATCATTCTCTTGTAATAACTCACTTTCATCTTCTAATAAAATATCTCCAATATCAAAATTTATATGATCTATATATCTTTCTAAGGTTCTAATTCTTGTAACTTTTGCTCCTTCTAATCCTTGAGGTAAAGTTAAAAGTAGAGTTGTAAAAGTTCCTAAAATATTAGATATAGAAATTTGAGGTCTTGGTAATTGTTTTCCATTAAATTCAAAACCACTCGCTTCTATTGGCATCCTTGTATATTCAATATTGTCAAAAATAAGGTTGCCATTATTATTTTCACTCACTCCATTATGAAAATAATAAGTTGTATTTGCACCATGAATCGCAGAATCTAGTTGTAGCTGGAAAAGCTCAACAATATTACTAGGATTTATCTTCTGTAGTTCTGATACAGGAGTAGCCATTAGGGTTCAAATACCTGTTGGAATGTCATATTTAATGTAGCTCTATTTTTATAAGGTATTGTCTTAGTCCAACCTGCACAAACCCATTTATAAGCAGTAGAACTATCAAGAGGAGTCCAATCGAAAGAAGCACCATCATCTGCTCTCGCTTCAAGAAAGGCTTCTATTGTATCTGAATCTGTTTCTGACAGATTAATAAAACTCAAAGACCAGACAAAAGGTCTTGTATTTAACCCAAATTTAATTCGATGCTGGTAGCCATCATTAAATTGAGCAATATTAACTTTTGGTTGTACAGTTTTACGAGCTTGATAACTTGGTTTAATAGAAGGGAAAGTAGCCATTATGAAAGTAAACCTCCTGGTCTTTTTTCTTTAATAAGTTCTGATTGAATTGCTGCTGCTACTAATCTACCTAATTCTTCTCCATTTGGTTCACTACCTTCAACAGATGTTCCAGAAGCATCTATACTTACCGAAATATTTGTTGAACCACCCCCAACACCAGCTAAATCGTGATTCGGAATAATATTTCCTGATTGATTTGGAACAAATAATTCTGGCCCTTCTTCTCCAACTAAATAAGGTTTCCTTTGCCCGACAGGACCACCATTTGCTGCTGCTCTTGTCGGACTGCCATATCCCTGTACATCATTTCCTAAAGGAATAGAACGACTAAATACACTTAAAAACATTCTTTGCAATCCTGTCGCAATCATACTAGCTGCCATATCAAGCAACGCATCAGATATACGATTTGCCATATTAGCAAATGCCTCTGCAACTGACATAGTTCCTTTAACTACACCTTTAAAAGAATCTTCAAAAGAAGAACCTATTGCTTGACTCAAAGTTACTAACCGATATCCAGGATCTTGTAATTGAATTAATTTTTTATCTAATTTTTCTATTTCATCATTAACTGTCTTAAGAGAATCAGTTAAAGAATTTGTTGCTGCAATAATTTTCTTAAATTTTTCTATTTCTTCTGGTTTTGCATCTTCTCCCGTTAATTGCTTAAATTCTTTAAGTTTTTGATTTAATAATTCTCTATCTCTTATGCTTTGACGAGCTAAATACCCTCTTGTTTTGTTTATTTCTGCATTTTTCTTTTCTTCTTTATTTAATACTTCCATTGCAAGACTAGCACTCATCATTGAATTACTAAGTTCTATCAAATCTTTTGCATCTGCCCTTACATCTCGTACACTATCAACACCAAAAATTCTTGACAATCTTAACTGAGCACCAAGATTACCTTCTAATTGTTCATAAGTACTTAAAAAATCTGCTATTTTTTGTGGTTGCATACCTGTTCTTTTTCCAGCAGGACTAAAATCTAATTGACTAAAACCATCGTTTTTAAGTACATCTGATAATCTGCGACCTTCTGCACCAGGTAAAATTGCAGCTAAAGTCTTTGTTATCCTTAAACTCTCATTAAGATTTGCTATTATTCCTAAAAATTCCAAACCCATTTTGGATATTAAAGAGGATATTTCCGTAGCATCATCTCCAAACTCCTTAAGATTTTTAGTTGTTTTTTCTCCTAATATGACTGTTGTTTGTCTTACTGCTTCGTCAAAAGCAGCTTGTTTTCCTCTAGCTTTTTCTAATAATTCGATATTTCTACCAACAATTGTATTACTTTCCCCTAAACTCTCAACAATCTTAGTTGTATCTTGACTAAATTTTCCAAATGCCTTTCCTAGCTCACTAACTTTTCCAATAGTTGTATCAACTAATGCTCCAAGTTGAGTACCGACTAGCGATAAAGCAAAACCAAACTGCCCACCTAGCAAACCACCACTTGCACCACCAAGAAAACCACCTGCTGCTGCTCCACCACCTTGTCCGAATAACAGAGGAAAAGCTCCACCAATTAATGCACTTGAAGCAACCTGACCTCTAATTCTTTGATCTGCATTAGTTCTACCTCTTGTAAACCCTTTCACACGACCACCAAGACTATTTCGTAACCTTTCCGCCTCATCTACTCTTCTTCTCCTTAACAATGGATCTCTTCTTCGTCTGGCTGGTGTATCTCCTCCCGTTAAATTTCGTTGTTTTTTCAACTCCGCATTCATCTCTTTTATTCTTGCAGTTACGTCTTTAAAATCACTTTCGGTATAATCTAGATCCTTTCTTACCATCGTCAAAGTATCTAAATACCTTTCGATAGCATTAACAGTATTAGCAGGAGTGAAATTTAATAATGTTCCTAAATTTGTATTACTAAAACCAGCAATCCCAGGTACATTCCCAGAACTCATTGCACCAAATGTAGAAGCTGTTATTTTTGCACTTTCATTAAATCTTTGTAGAGACTTGACTTGTGCAGAAAAGTTTAATTTAGTAAAGCCCTGAGTAAATAATTCAAATTTATCACTTGTAACACCAGCAGAAGCAGCAACATCTTTCATTCTTGTTGCTAATTCTCTTGTAGATGCAATACCTTTTCTATTTGCAGATTCGGAATTTAATATACTTCTGGTATATTTTTCAAAATTATGTTGAGCAAGTTTTGTAGCTTTAGCTAATTTTTTTCTTGCGTCAATAGCTGCATTAGAAAAAGGACCACCTGTTTTCCTACCATCACCACCTTGACCACCCTTGGTTTTCTTTTCTAATTCAGTTAATTGTTTATTTAAAGATGCAACCTTACGATCAGCAGCAGTTAAATTCTCCCTCTTT